CTCCGAGGGCGTTCATCTCGTCGGGTTCAAGCGGGACGGTTGTCTCTTGGAAAGTCTCTTCTTTCTGCGTCTGGATTGTATTGTAATTCTGGTCTACAAACCGCCTTTTCCCTTGAGGGTCTTCCTCAAGCAGGAATGCCCCCTCCGGCATATTATCCGGCGTTGAATATGTAAATCCTGCTTGTTCTTTTGCCTGTTTAATATCCGTCTTTTTAATTAATTGATTTTTCCCATTCAGGAAAATGTATGCCTGGTCTTCAAACCCTGGTTGGTCGATTGCGGTGATAGTCCCTTCTTGAGGTGTCACTTCTTGGACCTCTGGTAACCCGGTAACGGGCTGGCCGAATCTGTCAAAGTATTTTGGGATTCCATCATCATCCCTCCCATACATAACCGTCTCAGGGAGGCCCATCATCCTCCGCATTTCGCTGGTAACCTGAAAAGGTTTTGCGGGGGTCTCGGTATCGGTTTTTGTTTTTGCTGAACTGATAGCGTTATTTAAAAGAGTGATCGCAGACCGGACGTTGGCGTTGGCCTGGAGTTCAGCGGAGAAAATGACGTCCTCAGAGACGCCGAGTTGACGGGCACGGTTCGCTAACTGAGGAACTAGGGCCTTGAGTTCCTGATTCTGTTCCCTTTCCTGGAAAATCTGACGCTGGTCCTGGAGGCCTTTGATCGCCGACTGGTACACACCCAGGGCACTCCCAAGACCCGCCCCGATTCCTTCGAGGCCGGACTGAGGGGTGTCGGTGTAACGTCCTGAGTTTGCTAGGGCCCCGGAGGCGAATGCCAGGAGGGCCTGACGTGCAGGGGAGAGGCCTAGTGGCTCAAACCCCTCGGCGTTCTTAAAGGTCCCTTCCGGGAACCCCAGGAGGCCTTGTCGGCCGTACACTTTCTCGTACAGATTGGAAAAGGGATTTTCAGCCATCAGTATGCCATAGGATTGAAGGAGGCCTGGCGGGGGCCTGGCCCTCCGAGAAAATTAAATTGTCGGAACTGGCCCATCTTGACTCCGGGATCCCGTTCTTCTTTTTGTTGTCCTCCTGACATCAGCCCCATAGCCATCTTCATCAGGGCCATGTTGGGTTCGCCGGAGGCGTCACCTCCCTCAAGGGCCATCGTATTGTAGTCAACCCCATCCCCTGTCTGGAATAAAAGGGGGTCGCCTTGTTGGGTATCAAGGAGGCCAGAGGGTTGATAAAACCCCATATCGCCCTGGTTTAAAAAGTACAGTTCCTCGGGGGTGTACATCGCCTCGGGGCTCAAGTATTGGGAATACACGTCGTTATACATCAGGCCCCCACACTCTTGAGTCGTTGATGGATGTCACCGAGGGCCCCGGCTAGGAAGTTAAATCCTTGGCCGTAGTCAACGATCTTGCCCTTGGGGGTGTCTCTGACCATCATCCGGCCGATCTCTGACTTCTCCAGGTTCTGGGCCATCGGGCCGATCCGTTTCCCGGAGAGCCCGTCCTGGTCTTTATACTTGTAGTCGAACGGTTTCATAGTATCGAGGAGACTCCGGACCTTCTGGGATCCGTCTGAGATGTCGGTCTTTTTATTCTTGTCTGACATAGCAATAGCCATCGCCGTAAGCCCCGCAATATTCCCGAAATCATTTGCGTACTGGGTCCCCGTCGTCGTCTGAGACGTCGGTGAGGCCCCCAGGATCTGGGCCAGCATAGCGAGGTTCTTGTAGGGGAGGTCCCGTTCCTCTGTGAATTGCTGATAATCGAAATCACGCTGGGCCTGGTCAAAACCCTGAGTCATCTGGCCGAGTTGTTTCTGGAGGGCCAGGTTCTGCAACCGTTCCTGGCGTTGTGCGTTCGTTACATTCTGGAGTCCGGACGTCGCTTGCAGTCCGAGAGAGTCCTGGGCCTGTTGTCTCAGGGCGTTGAATTGATCGGTCGCCCTCATCCCTGCCATGTCCTGCATCGCCAAGCCGGTGGCCCGGTCGTACCCTTGCTGGTTCAACCTCGCCAAAGAATCAAACATCCCCTTGTTGGTCTGGGCTCTTGCGACCCCTCTTTCCAGGGCCTCGGCGTCGTTGTATCCGGCCCCGCCACCCGTGAACTGCATGGCGTTCGCCCCGACCTGGTTCAGGTTGTTGGCGAGGGCGTCACGGTACTGGTTGATTGTCGCATCTCGGACCTGGGCGTTGTAGGGGTTCATGTAATCCTGAATATTTGTATTCAGGAAGGACCGTTGTTGGGTCTGAGGGGCGTCCTTGCCCATATAGTTCTGGTAACTGGAGGCGACCGTTCCATAGCCCGGGCTGGCCCCTAATCCTCTGACCCCCTCCATGTACTGATTCATGTCCTCAGTAAACGGGGCGAATCTTGTCCCAGTGAATCTCTGGTAAGGCCGGTTGTATTGACTCGTACCGAAACCAAACAGTTGATCCCGGAAGGCCTGGACCGCCGGGTCGATACTGGTCTGTTTTTGAACCGGGGTCTCTCGGTCAAATGCCCCGATGATGTCTGAAATGATTGGTATCGCCATATCTCTTTATGCGTCTGGGTTCCCGGATGATACCGGGACGCCGTTTATGGTCGTCACCTCGTCGGCCCCGAGGGTCCCGTCTGAGTTGACGATCAACTTGAAAAATCGGTGATCTACGACCGCCGTGGCGGTTGCACTGGCCCCGTCCCCGCCTATCGTGACGGTAGGGGCGGAGGTGTAATTGAATCCTGGTGTGTCCACACTGATGCTCTGGACGGATCCCCCGGAAAGGGTGACCGTCCCGGTGGCCTGGGTGGAGGCCCCGCCTCCGGTGAACGTGACAGTCGAATTACTGTACCCAGTCCCGGCGTTGGTGATGTTGACCTCTGTCACCGCCAGGCCCTTGCTTTTAAAAATCAGGGCCCCGGTATAGATCGGGTTATCCTCATCGACCTTCACCGACTTCTCGGCGTTATTAACGACCAGGGACGTCAGGTCGAACATAAAGACCGGGTCGTAGTAAAGGGGTGGAGACGGTAAAATCATCGTTTCCCAGCCCCTACGGCGTCTATGCGGAGGTCTCCGAGCCTCCAGTCTGTGTCGAATGGGCTTTCCACCCGGAATTTTATCTGACGGGCGGTGAACCGGACATCGGTGTACCCGTCGGCGTTCAATGAAAAAGGTCCCCTGGTTGTGTCACTTGAGTCAGGAGTGAATGCCGTGTCGTATTTCAATCTGAGCCCGTTGGTCCCAGCGTCGGTGTCGGTCAGGATCTGCCTAACTGACATCAGCCGACTCCCCTGGCCCAGTTCGATGGCCCCTGTCTCCGCAAAGCACAAATGCTCGGCGTCTGTGACAGTCTCGGCGTTTCGTGCCAGGGACCTGGTATTCGAGGATAGTTCGGTGACGGTTGTCGGGATGGTCAGGCCAGATCCACGGTTCAGGTCGGTGTTCGGGTCTAACTGCATCTCATGCCGGTACAGATAACCATCCGCCCCGGCCCCTATCGGATACCCAAACGTCCCCTGGTCTTCCCAGGCCGTCCGTTCCAGTTCTCCATAGGTCCAATGATTTTCTTTATAGGACCAGACCACATACCGGGTCTGGGTCGTGGATCCACTGACGGGATAACTCCACCAAATCTCTCCAAAATCGGCGTTGTGATAGGCGACAATGAGCCCCGCCAGTTCGGTATTGATGTCCCGGAAAACGTGGTCAGAGACCGATGACTGGACTTCCTTGATGTACCCGCCCTGATAGGTCCAGAACCTTCCGTTCGACATCCAGGCCAGGATATCGGCGGACCCGGCGACGGCCTTGGCCCCTAGAGGGTTAGCCCCCTCAGTCAGTCTCTCTACAGAGTAGACATAGGGAGGGCCGACGTAGTTCAGGCGGTAGACTGAATCAGAACAAAATACGAGGGTCCCGTACCTGGACTTTCGGGCGGTGATGATCTCGCCTCGGGTCTGTAAAGTGATGGACCGGGCCGTGTTGGTGACGGTCGGGGACCACTCCGTCAGAGTGCCCTGGCTGGCCCATTGGACCTTCCGGGTATCACCTCCCGGGGCCAGGCACATGATATGCCTTTCCGGGGTGACAATAACCCCGACGTTACCGGTTGGGGCGTTTGAAAGGACGGTCGCCCTGGGCGGATTGGTTGCCCCCTCGGTTGAGTCTTCCCATCGATAAATCTTTCCGTCTCCTGACCCACAGGCCAGCATAACGTCCCCGAGGTTGTCTATATGCCAGACCGGGACAAAAATCTCATTAGCGACGTCCTCAGACCCCTCAACGACTACTTCCCGGGGTGTCCCCCAGGTTCCACCTCCTTCCGTAGTTCCACCGTTGA